TCATGGCACGTTATAACCTGCATGATTATCTGGATGATCAGCGTCACTGGCTTGCTGTTTGGCAGGATCACCTTGAGAAGCTGGTTGGTCAGCCTCTGGTTTGATCCCCACGTTATCCTCCCAGGCCAGCAGGTCTGAAAGTCTCCACCTTTTAGGGCTGCCATTTATTTTAGGCTGCGGGAATGGCTGAGCAAAGTAAGAGGGCATCCGGGATGGGGTGCTCCAGAAATAGAGTGTGCTGCGCGATATTTTGTATCTGGACAGAACGTCATCGGTTATCAAAATTTCATCTGATTTATGAGATGTATTAGTCATAAAAACCCCTTAGTTACATTGTCCAGGCAGATGGTGTAGCCGGCGCGCGCAGCTCATGGCTGTGGCCACATAGCTACTTTTTCTGTTAACAACTTCTACAGTGATCTTTGAGCCTTGAACCACCACCGTATAAGTTCTTTTCGTTTTCTGTCGCCCGTAGGCTCCATAAAGCTCAACGTGTTTTGCCAGTGCCGCATCGCACGCCTGGCGGCCCAGCGGTGATTGTTTGCTTCGGTTAATCAGTCGCATATTCACCTCACACAAAGACATCAACCGGATCGCCAGCTGCGCGCGCGTTGTCGTTCGCTTCACGGCGGAGGCCGAGAACATAGCCAACGGGATCCCAACTGGACAGAATTGCATTGAGCTCTTTATGGCTGTGCCAGGTTGTCAGGCGTTTTTTAAGCTCGCTGGCGCAGGCGCGCACGTTCGCCCGGGTGGGGCCGGCCATCTTCATGCATAAGCACAAAGTCAGAAGCAGATCCGAATATTCGTCGGCGGCTGCACGCAATGCTGCCGGGTCGATGCTGGCTTCCAGCTCAGGTAATCGATGTTTAAGACTCATGCTGTCAGCTCCTCAATGCGTTTGAACTTAATAACCCAAACCCATGGATTGGAATTCCATGATTCGTCGCCGTAGATTGATTTCCAAAGGGTTACGAATGAGCCGCGGGCGCTCAGTTGATGTTGAGTCCAGCCTGGCTGATAGTGCTTCCAGAAGCCCCCTCGTAGCTTCGCCACGCCTTCTGCCTGAGCATCATGCTCGTTGATAGCATTTAGCCGCTCAACCCGCACGTCGGTGATTTCCAGCAGAATGCGGCTGGCCCAGCGCGGCATGTGCAGCGAAGGAGTCCATTTCTCAGGCGTTGCCGGCTTATTGCAGACAGCTACGGGTACACGGTGGGTTTGCTCAGTCCATGAATTTCGCTCGCTGGCTTTGTATACCAGGGTGGCGACGTCTGTAGCCCGGCTATGCACCCGAAAGGCCTCTCGCACCCAGATGCGATCGCCTGGTACTCCGTATGGGCAGCATTCCCTGATCAGTTCAGGTACATCTTCCGGGTAGCAGCCGTTAAACTTCTTCTCGATCTGAATGAATTTTGAAATTTGGTCACTTCCGACCGTGCAGTCCTTTATAATCCTGCGCGTCTGCGTCTTTCGGCCATCCAACAATGCCCGCACCATCTCCCCGTTAAAAATCATTCCGCGTTCAGTAATTTTCGTCATATCGTTACCGGGAGGGCGAACCCTCCCGCCTCCCTTAGCCCACGTATTCCGGTTTCATGTCGTCCAGGGTGATGCGGAACTGCTCATACAGTTCATCACCGAGGTGGCGGCGCGATGAGGCCAGGGTGCTTTCTGCCTTCGCGAATAACGCTTCGGCTTCCGGATCCCCCGGGTTAGGAAGTGAATTAATGGCGGCCTCAACTTTGTTTCGGGCGTCTACCATGAAATAACGCTGCACGGCTTTACCTTTCAGTTCGGTGAAAAGAACAGTGCCCAACACAGCTTTCTCTTTATCCAGATCCGCCCTGATGGCTTTTGCTGCATCGACCGATTCGGCGCGCTCAATGCGGTCACGGAAATCATCTGCCAGGGAATCAATATTGAGAGCTGAATCCTGCGCGCTGGTGGTGATGTCTGTTCCGCTGGTGATCTCAGCGACAGACATTCTTTGCGCCGGCGCCGGGTTTATTTCTCGCTCGGTCCTTTGTTCAACTTCATCCGGGCTGTAAACACCCAGGATGACTTCCGGGCAATACAGCCGTGCCCAGTATTTGACGCCCAGATAAGCGATCTGCTGTTTCGGGTTAGAAACCCACAAAGGAGAATTACGTGTGACGACTCCAGAGAGATAAAGTGGCTCCCCCCAGGTGATTTCTGATTCACCGCGCAGAATCGCGCCGACCTGGACGAATAACCCGATTTCGTCTTCATCAGTCCAGCCGCGCACCCGTTCTGTAACGCTGTATTTCCCATTTTTACCGTGTTTTTCCCTGGTAATTTCCTGCGTCCTTGTGCAACGTTCCCAGTTGCCGCCGTAGCGATAATGAAATCGACCGTTAATAGCGCTGGAACTGGCGATTACCGCGTTGACGAGCTGGGCTTCATATCCGAGCACGCCGTTTACCAGATGCGTTTTTTGCGCGACTGCATAGGGATTCATGCCCCACTGCATAGCCTGCATAACGATGGCCATGCAATCGGCTGGCTTACCTGCAAGGTGAGCTGGCACTGTCACTTGTGAATCAGCCATAAGGTTTGCGAAAGCAGTTAACTGACCGAGAGCCTGAACGTTAAAGATCGCGTTGCTAGCTGAAATGGTGTTTGGTGCCTGCTGTTCGGCTGTAACAATGTTAGTGTTTTCCATGACTGTTCCCCCTTATGCCTGTACGCGCAGCGCTTCGAGACGGCGCATATCAAAATCGTTAAGTTCTTCGGTGTAGTCTTCGGTAATCGGCGCCGGCCATTCGCCAGTGTCGAAACCGTTCGCGATGGCACGCATTGCTTTGCGATATTCCAGCATGCCGAGTTCCAGCATTTCTTCGGATGCCTCGATGATGGCGATCCAGTGGTAGTTCTCGTCTTTGTTGACGAATATCCAGAAGAACTGGTCAAGGGCTGCGGTTTCGCAGTACATAGCCGCGCTCAGGTGGTAATCGCGCTCGATGATTTCCCGGTGCAGCTTCGCGCGCAGGCCTTCCTGCTTAATGTTCCACATACTGATGGTTTTCAGGTCCGCACCAATGCGCAGGCCGCCCATGTCTATCTCAAGGTCAGGGCGCACGCGAACTTCCAGCCCGGTTTCCTCATCAATGCCGAAATAGCTCACCTCGACGGCACGGCTCGGGTGCGTCAACAACTTGCCAGCGGTCGGGTGATTCAACAGTGCTTTCTGAATGGCCAGTGCCGTAGCCAGCTGCTGGCGGGTAACCAGCACTTTTCCTTCCGGGTTCTCGCGCCATGCATCCAGCAGCTCGTCGGCAAACACGGCATCCGGTTTTACCGATTTCACGGCCTGAATCAGATCGGCCTTTGTGCCAGAGACTTTCAGGGGCTGCGCCTTCTGTGCTTCCTGAGCAACCATGTCAGGATTAATAAGCGCCAGCTTTTCCAGTAAGGCATCGCGGCCACCGCTGGTTTTCACCTGGGCGGGCAGGGTGGCGTTGTATTCTTTGATGCAGGCCTTCATTGCGGTGGCGGTTTGCTTCTGACCGTCTTCAATGCGCTGGAACTCAGCAGGTAAAGACATATAACCCTGGCCGGTTTCTTCAACTGATGTACCCAAGGGAACCTGGGCGGGCAGGTTCGCGTTGTATTCCTCCAGAAATCTTTTGATGTCATCTGCGCTGAGTAAAACCGGAAGCCCGTTGTTGTATTCGTCGATAAATGCGCGGATCGTCGCCGTCGTGGTGAAGGCACCTTCCGGGATTTCCGGCTCGATACTGAATTCTTTTTCCAGCTGATCAGGCTGCAGCGCCAGTGCATGCACCAGATTGCCCATATCCAGAACAGGAGAGCGCACCTTCTGGATGGTTTTGGATACGTGGCGCGCCTCGAAATACATCAGCGATACCCGGGCATCTTTAACCATCGTGGAGCTGATGCCGTTAGCGGCGTGGTAGACCTCATTTGGCACGCCTTCATATCGACCAGGCTCGAAATACTCCGGCCATGCTGGCGCTGCTTGTTCAGCCTCTTCCTCTTCATCGCTATGAGCACTCTCTGAAACCTGGCTTTTCAGCACTTCGGCGGTAAGAGCCGGGCAGCGTTCAGCCAGTATTTTGCTCATGTTCACGGCAATTGTTTGCGCAGGAGGCTCATCAGCGCCTTCGCCTGCTGATACCGCATTATCATTTTCGTCTTCGACCGGCTGAGCCGTTTCCATCTGCACATCGCTGGTGGTTTCCCCGGAATTAGCTGGATGTAATTTTTCTTCTGCAGCGCGCTGGCGCACCTGGTCCACGATAGAAAGTGCTGGTGCTGGCTGGCTATCCATCAGACCATCAATCGAAAAAACACCATTGCCCATGTTTGAAACTTCAGGCTGTTTGGGTTTGGTCAGGTCTTCGGTTATCCACTTCGGATCCGTGGGGTCACTGATGCCTTCGACATATTCGCCACGTTCGGCGGCCAGAACCTGATTAGCGTCAGGGCGTTTCTTTTGAGCTTCTTTCACCAGTTCGGTGCCAATTACCTGAAAGTCAGTTGGGAGAGTTTCCAGGTCAGGCACACCTTCATCTCCATCGATAGCCTTTTTCACAGCGTCCAGAGTGACGGCGGCAGATGAAACATGACCAGCTTTTTCAAGAGTCTCAGCAGAAGGGGCGTCATGCTTATGCTCGGTCAGGTTCGCATTGATATAGGTCTGCAGACTTACCGGGAAATGATGAATGTCGCTGGTGGCGCCACGAATAAGGGCAAAAATCGCGGCGCGGGAATAATCCAGGATGCCTGCAACCTTGCGCAGCGCTGCCGACCATTCCTTGAACGGACTTTCTTTCTTCTGAACGATCTCTTTGGCCCGGCGGTGAATTGATGCCGGGAAATTGTAGATATCGAAATCCATTGGCATTGTGGCCAGGGCTATTTCTACATCGAGCGTATCAAGGGTATGGGTGTAGTCAGGGTTGCGATCGGTTTTATTACCGCCGCTAGCATTAGTTCCTGCATCAGTTTTCAAAACCGAAGAAATGCAGTTACCGGCAGCCCATTCCCTGGTGAGAATGCCGCGGTCGATCGCGTTCGTGGCGAACCACAGCTTTGCAAACTGAATACGTTTGCCGAGCTCATGCCGTTTCCCTTCCGGGAAGACTTTTTTATTGGCGCTGGTGAATTTCCAGAGCGTCGGCATATCGTATTTTTTGATTTCAGGGATATTCTCGGCGGCCAGAATCAGATCCTGGACGGCTGCGTTATCAGTGTCCATTTCCAGAACTGACAGCTCCTGCCGGTGAGGCATGCTGATATGATAAACGTGACTCTCTTCGGCCATATACTGCGCCAGCAGCTGAGCGCGAAAGGGGAGTTCTGCCACGTTAAAAAGCGCGCTTGAATCGTCCTGGTATTCATCGCTACCGAAAGTTTCCACGGTCTCATCTTGTGCCGCGTCGCCAGTAGTATTGGCATCAACCAGCTCTCCAGTAACGGCCTCAGAGGATACTCCGGCATTATCGCCGTGATGAACATCAGCAGGCGCCAGTCCTGGCTTAAGAGTCCAGGTGCGGCCATCGTCGCCGAGCTGGTAGCGTTCGCACCATGAGTAATCGAGAACACCCTCCGCTGGCAGGTCGTTGAATACCGGGAAATCGGTGCGAATAGGTTTTTGATAGTCTTTGCCGCGGCCTGTTTCGATCCCAGCGTCTTCCAGATCGACGTCGAGCTGCAGTAGAGCGCGGGCTTCTGATTTATTAGTGCGCCAGATTACGGCATCAGCTTTACCCGATTTTTGAGTCGCTTTTATCAGATAAAAATATTCCATGTGATAGCCTCTATTTTGGATGTAGAATCCCCCGGGCCATTGGTAGCGCCCATTCAGGGTGGTCATTGGTTTTGGTAATTTCCGGTGTAACTTTGGTCGGTGGCACCGGACGTACAGCCCGCTTCGGCGGGTTTACGTTAGCCCTCGTGAGCCATCTGGTCGTGAGAGGCGCAACGTTCAGAGCAATACTCTTTTTCTTTCCGTGCTAGCTGGTTCCCCTGGAGGTACAACAGGGTGCTTACCACTGGCTTTCCCTCGATTGCTTTACTGCAGTAACCGCATTTCTTCTGCATTCTTCCCCCTACATTTGCACCGTGAACCCGGCCGGATGCTCGTCCAGTAAACCTTTCAGTGGATAACATTCAGCTTTCACGTGTTGCTCTTCTGCAGCTGCCTTGCAGTCATTCTCAGTGTCGTAAACGCCGAGCAGGACATCCTGATTACCGCCCGTCAGCATGCTGACGGTGAGAACCAGGGCAAACATCGTGCTCATGAAGGGCCTCCTTTTTGCGCGAGCATGTAGCACACCCGGCGGATGAAAGCCGACAGCGGATTTAAACGAACAGCCTGCTGACGAGCGGGTTTGCGTGCGAAATCATTCATAGAAACAATCCCCTCAGTGCGCTGAAGAGCGCGATCCAGATGAAGAGCCCAATAACTGCTGAAATGATCAGGGCTCTGATGCCTTGCTTGCTCATTCCAACTCCTCATGTTTGCCTGTCTTTTAACCACTTCAGGCTCGGTGGTATGCTGGTAGTTCTCACACAGCCAGCAAGGAAATAAAAAATGTCAAAACTGACAACTATGAAAGTTGCTTGCCCTGATTGCGGAAGCGAGATGCTCAAGCGTCCCGATGATTTCGACTTTGATACAAATTTTGTTGGCGTCAGTTGTGCCAACTGTGGTCGAGAAATCACTAAGGACGATGTTGTTAAGCAAGGGACGGATGTTGTCAAAAAGCAGGTTGACGACATCCTCAGGGATGCCTTCAAGGGAACGGGCTGGAAGCTCAAGTAACCCCAGTAGTTCCTCGACCTGATTGATTACTTCCGTGGCGTCTATTTCGAGTTCAATAGGCGCCACCTTTACCTTACTCATCTCACCCTCATTGCCTTGTCGCCGGCCAGCGGAACGTTTATCGGAGCAACGCAGCGCGTTGTTGATGCATGAATTAAACAACAGGTTTAAACTTTCGTCAAGAGCATTTCAACATGAAGTTTAATTTTAGTCGGTGGGCACAAAAAAACCGGCAAGTGCCGGTTTCTGCTTCTACGCAAGGGGATGGGTCTACTTCTGTTCTTTCAGTTCAAGTAATTCTCTAAAAAGAGACGAGTACTCACTCACTCTGCTGTTAAAAAGTAACAGCATTTCCTTTTGCGCCGATTTTGGCATCTGACGGAAAAGATGTACAAGTTCGATCTCAGTCGAAGATAAGTCCCCAACTAGATTAGATGGTGCTCGTTCTGGATCGTAATCAAGAGAGCCGAAAGGGAGACTGAAGTCGCGTTCAATACGCCTTGCGACATTGTCATTAATTGGTTTCTTTCCTGAAAGGATTTCTTCAAAGAAGGGATCATCTTCTATCTTAAGCGAGCCGTTCTCGACATATTGCTTTAGCCTTTTCATTCTGACTTGTTCAATAGTCAAAATGTCATTCGGATCACCATTCAAAAGCCAGTCGATTGAGATTTTAAGGACGTCCGCAATCTGCTGAGCAGACTCTCTCCCCAGCTCTCCCCTGGAGAACCAGTTATTTACAGCTTGCGGAGTCACGCCAACCCTTCTAGCTAATTCTGACTTACTCATCTTCCTGGTTTTAAGCACCTTGGTAAGGCGGTCAGAAAGCATTGGCGGTTTGATGTTTTTTTCTCTCATATCAAGATTATAAACAAATCGTTTAACACCTGAAATAAACTATCTGTTGAAATTTCTTTGACTGTTATTTAAACCTGTTGTTTAATTGTCGTGTTTCTTCACAGGAGTCACCTATGAAAGCTCTCGACAAAGCCATAAACATTGCAGGGAATGCCAGCAAGCTAGCTGAAAGTTTAGATGTTTCAGCTATGACGGTTAGTCACTGGAAAAATAGAAATTACGGCGTGGTACCGCAAAGCCGCGTTCTCACTATCTTCAAAGCAACCGGAGTGACACCACACGAATTGCGCCCCGATTTGTACCCGAACCCTACCGACGGTTTGCCGCAGGAGCAGAGGGTATAACCATGCAAACACTTTCCTTTCAACAAAATACCGGATTCAACACCGGCGCCCTGATAAAGCGAAATCAACAGAGAGAGGCGGATCATGACGCAATTCGCTCTGCCGTTCGCGCATGGGCTGCAGCTGAGGGTCAGGATGTTGTGTCGGCATATATCATCGATGAGTGGCGACAGCAGGGCGGCGAGGAGATCGCGTTTCCTGATGATATCAGCCGTGCCCGGCAGAAGCTTTTTCGCTACCTGGACAACCCTGCCGATTCTGAGCGCTATCGCGAGTACGTTTGCCTTCTTACCCCGGCAATCATGACCGTTCTTCCGTTGGAGTTCCGCCATCGCCTGATGCCTCAGGACGATATTTTGTCGCGCCTGTCTTCGGCCATGAAGGAATGCGCTGAAGCAAAGCAGGCGGTGATGCTGAACGCGCCAGAGCACCAGAAACTGAAGGAGGTGAGCGAGGGAATAGCGTCGCTTTTCAGGTTAATGCCTGAGCAGACAGGAGCGCTGATGACGATCGTGAGCTCAATGCTCGGCGTGATGTAAGCGGGGTATTCATGAATCACATCAAATTTATTGAGAAAAACGTCCGCGAGGAACTTCTTCGCCAGGACTTCACGCAAGCAGTGGCTCAGGGGGGGCATACCAGGCGGTCGATATGTACAAGCGGATGTCACAGGCAAGCCGCAAAGGGGAAATTTTTGACGATGTTATGCGACACGCAAAGTTATGGGCAGAGAAGCAGACCAGCGCAGCTGAACGCCGGGAAGCAAAGCGCAAAGTGCGAAAGGGCGGCGACCAGGCTGGGTTGTTCTGAAAGGGTGAAGACTGTTGTGCGCCAACACAGCCAGTCTTCGGGTGAATTAATTGGGTCAATTCACGGGATGAAGTATGTCAAATACCGCTGAAGTTATCAATTTTCCGATTAAAACCGAGCGTTCGGGAGGTCAAATGGCCGACCTGGCTAACGGGTATACCAAGATCGCAAACGAGATACAGAAGCTCAAGCCGCGTCTGCGGATGTCAGGTCGTGAGTGGCAGTGTCTTGAGGCTGTTATCTGGCTTACCTATGGATGGAACAAGAAGCAGGACCGAGTAACAAACACGGTGATTGCTGAGCTGACAGACCTCGGAGAGTCGCATATTTCCGACACAATCAAATCTCTCGCGGAGCGGAAAATTATCTTCGCTCATAAGCAGGGAGTGATGAAAATTGTCGGTATAAATACTGAGCTATCTGAGTGGATTTTAGACAAACCGAAAACGGGAAAACTCTTCCCGGAATCGGGAAAAGTGTTACCGAAAACGGGAAAACCTTTCCCGGAAACGGGAGACACCCAATACAAGAACAAGAACAATAGTAAAAGATCTTCTTCGTCTCGGAATTCTAAAGAATCCCGAAACGAGGAAACTTTGAAGTTTCTCTCTCGTCATCCAGAAGCGGCCGATGGGATTTATACCCCTGCGGGTAAATCCTGGGGAACAGCTGACGACCTCAAAGCCGCGCGATGGATTTTCGATAAAGCCCTCACCGTGAACGCCTCCCTCTCAGAGCCCAACTGGGTTGAATGGGCGAACACCATCCGCCTGATGCGTCTGCAGGACAAGCGCACTCACTATGAAATCTGCGAACTGTTCAAGTGGGCGAATGAAAATGATTTCTGGCAAGAAAACATTCTCTGCCCATCAAAACTACGCAAACAGTGGGATCAACTCACGACAAAAAGACTTCGTAGCCATAGCCCATCAAAAAACAAATCAGGCGCCAGCGCGCTGGACAATACCGATTGGATCGACGGGGTACTCGAATGAAATCTATCGCAGAAAGCATGCACAACTTCGACCGTGAAAACTTCCAGCGAGTGGCTGCCGGGCTTCCGGAAATGCAGGACGAGCAGGCAGTAAAGCGCCAGGCGGCCAAGACTGCGGAGATCTTCAACGAGCTGTTCCGCCAGCTGCTTGCCGTATTCCCGGTGTTGGCCAACAAATCTGTGGAAGACCTCAACGAGATGCGTCGCCAGTGGTTGTTGGCGTTCAAAGAAAACGGGATCACCACAGTTGAGCAGATTAACGCAGGGATGCGGGTTGCGCGCAAACAGGAAAAACCATTTATGCCATCACCGGGACAGTTCGTCGCCTGGTGTCGTTCTGAGGAGGCGGTAACTGTAGGCCTGCCAGATGCGAGTGAGCTGGTTGAAATGGTTTACCAGTATTGCCGGTCTCGCGGCCAGTATCCAGACGCTGAGTCGTACCCATGGCCTGAGCACAAAATCGAACCGTTAACGCTGAAACACAAAGCTTGCTACTGGATGGTTACTGGCTTGTACGCAGACATGCGCGCAAACGGCCTCAGCGACACTGAGCTGCGACGTAAGGCGCAGGATGAGCTTCTGCGTATGGTTCGTCGCTTGAATGCCGGGGAAGTGATTCCCGAGCCGGTTAAACAGATCCCAAAGCTTGGCGGACGTCCGCTGAGTAACGAGCAGGGCTTAAACAAAATCGCTGAAATCCGCGCGAAATTCGGTTTAGGCAGAGGGCGGAATCATGGCTAGAGCATTATCAGCAGTTGAGCGCAGAGAGTACGTCCGTGCAGTGATTCGGATCACCAGGCATCAGGGGCGCCTTACGACCACCGAGGCAATGAAAAAACTGGGGCTGAGCCGCGCTACTGTCCAGCGGTATTTTTCCGAAGCAGAAGCGACTGGCGAGGTTGTCCGGCATGGTCGTTTGGGGCTTTTCCGCGATCAGCGGGCCGTCATCGACTTTGACATGAAGCGTTTTGGCCTGGTGCCGAAAGTTGCTGTTGGGATGAATTACAGCCTGCTTGGCAGTCCTGTTTTTCAGCGAGTTTTAGATGTTCAGGAGGCTATTCATGGCTAAGAATTCAATCGATGTATACGGTGCCAGCGGCAAAACAAACGTGCTCAATTTCGAGCCTGAAAACCTGCACCTGGTCACCGATAAGACCCACCCACTTTATGATGAGCGGGTACACCTGCCTATTGAGGAAGGGATGGTACTGAACATTGCGGAGCTGGGTGTACTTGAGCCGATCATCGTCTGGAAAGACCCTGAAACGGGGCTCACCTGCGTAGTTGTTGGCCGTCAGCGCGTTAAACATACCCTGGAGGCAAATAAACTCCGTCTGAAAGAAGGCAAAGACCCACTGCTTGTACCTGGAGTCGTTAAGCGCGGATCAGCAAATCAGATGGCTAAATACATGGTCAGTGAAAACGAAATTCGCCGACCTGATACACTGCTTGGCCGGGCTAAAAAAATGTCAGACGCGCTCGACCGCGGGCTCGATGAGGACGACATTGCGGTGTTGTTTGGCTGCAGCGTTCAGACCGTTCGTGCAACGCTCTCCCTTCTCGATGCCACTCAGGCCGTCCGGGAAGCGGTGGAGGCTGGAACTGTCACCGTTACCCAGGCACGTCAGCTAGGTGCGCTCACACCTGAAGAGCAGCGGGCAAAAGTAGCAGAAATCGAGCTGGCGACAGCTGGTACCAAAGGCCACGAAAAAGCCCGTCGACAACGTCAAATCCTCGGTGATGCAAAGCCGCGCCTGAAAACCCGCAAAGAAATCACAAAAGCCCTGGAATCTGCCGAGGGTGAGTATGCGAGCGCACTCCGTTGGGTGCTTGGGGAGGCCGTATGACAATCGTAAAAACCCATACCGGCACCGTGATCACCAAAGACGGTCCGAAGGTAAAAAAACTGCACCAGACAGAGCGGATGTGGGTCGTCGGCAAAACGAGTTTTACCACAAAGAAACAGGGCGCCGTCACTTTGCAGAAAATACGCGCCGCCGGCTGCTGCTCGACACCATCAAGCCTATCGAGGTGAAGCATGTTTAAAAAGAACGAAAAGGCTATTTCACAGATTGCGGAATATATCCCGCGCGCCTGCCGGGGTATGCAGCTGCATGAAGCGAAAGCGCGTCTGGAGAAAAAAATCGCGCTCTATACCGATGACGGCTGTGATGTTGCCGTTCTTAATGCGGCCTTTGCGCCAGCTCTTAACAGTCATACGCGGGAGTCTTTTTTTTCGAGCATCGCAGCGCAGCTGCATGAGGGGGCCAAATGACCGAGCAAACCATCCTCGACATGTGCTGTGGCTCCCGCATGTTCTGGTTCAACAAACGAGATACTCGCGCGGTATTCGCTGACATTCGAGCCGAAGAGCACAAGCTGTGCGACGGCCGCCGTCTGGTTATCAGTCCTGACCTCGTTGCTGACTTCCGTGCGCTGCCGTTCGCTGATGCCTCATTTCCGGTTGTTGTG